TTAAGCAGTCAGGAATATTTCTTTTATTTGCTCAAAGTTTTTATCTGCCAAGGCTTCCATTTGGTGCGAGTAGACCTTTAGGGTTATATCTGGGCTTTCATGACCTAATAGCTTTGATATGGTCACGATGTCAATCCCTTTGAATATCAAGTAAGAAGCGTAAGTATGCCTTAGACTGTGGTTTCTGACAGGTCTACCTACCAGTTTTTTAATAAGCTTGTTACAAGCCGAATTCGAAACACCAAAACACACCCTGTTTTTAATATTCGCTTGCCAGTGTTTCTGTTTATAAGTTTTTAAAGTCTCGATCGTGATTCTGTCAATTGGGATTTTTCTTTTTGAACTTTCATTTTTTAAATCTCCAAAATCTTGCGTTTTAGAGTAGTCAAAGCTCTTATTAATGTCTATTATCCCGTTCTGCAGGTCTATATCGTTCCACGTCAGCCCCAGAGCCTCAGAGAAACGCATACCAGTGACCGAAAGGAGATAGAGGGTGAAATAGGACACGTACTGGATATTGGAACGTGTAGAGGCTATTAGATTCTTATATTCGCTCTCTTCTAAAAAGTCGTTATCCTCCGACCTGGTTTCTATCTGAGATTTAACTTTGGCATCTTCAGCAAAATTGTAGCTGATCACTTGCTCCCTGACTGCTACTTTCAAAGCTCCCTTGATTTGATAGTGGAATTTCTCGAGGGTTTCCTGGGCGTATTTCTGGCCAAACTCATTGAGTCGTTTTTGATAGTAAAGCGGAGTGATGTCTTTTACTTTCAAATCTCCAAAATAGGTCTTGATGTGCTTAAGGTTTTTGGTGTAAGTATCCCAGGTCTTATCCTTGACGTGCGGACGCTTGTAAACATCAGACCACGTTTTGACGAAGTCATAAAGCGTGACGTCTTTATCTGTTAGGATATTCTCGGATAGGTTATCCTCTACCTCCCTTGCTGCAGCTTGAGCTAGTCTTTTGGTCTTAAAGCCTGACTTTGATTTCTGCTTATATTTGCCGTCAGGTCCTTTGTAAGAGATACGATATTCCCAGCCATTATCTCTTTTCCTAAAATATGCCATCTTGTTTTTCACCTCATTTTCTGATAAAATGGGTATAGTAAAAGAGGCTTTTGAATGCCTTTTTTGCTATACTAGCTCAGTCCTCACGCTGCCGGCCAAAGCAAAGCGTGGGGATTTTTATTTTATTCTAGTCCATTTGAAATTTTAACTGTTAGAAGAAAAGTTCCGTCTTCTTGCTTCGCAAAGGTCAAAATAACCGATTGAAATTTGCTTCCTGTCGAAGTATATGTGATCGTTTTGCTTTCGTGATCGCTAATAGTAGTGGTATTTTCGTCAGTTGGTTTGCCGTGGTCACGGATAACATCGTCATATTTTGTTCCACCTGCACCGTTATTGGCAATGTCACCTTCTTTAAGAGCGTCGAATTGTTCTTTTGTCCAATTGAACTTTGCATCTTCTTCTTTTTGTGACGAGTCGATAGAAGAGCTTACAGAGCTTGCTGCAGACTCATAAGATTTGCTAGCTTCATCGATTGCATGAGAGTAGAATGATTGAGTAGCAATAACGATTATGAGAGATAAAATAGAGATAACAGAACCGACAATAGCTAGGGTCTTTTGTTTTTTTCGATTTACAATAAGACCGATAACTCCAAGTACAAGGCCAAGGATGCCAATTAAAAACGATAGATTGTTAATAATGGGAATCCACGATCCAACCAGAGCAATTGCTCCGAAGACAATAGCTAAAATGCCTAAAGCTTTGCTTTCTTGCTGCATAAATAAACCTCCTCAGCTTTTAGTGTGGTTCAGTAGTTGCACATTTTTTAACTAATTAAATTCAAGTATTCTTCTTTAACCATTGCTTCGTCAGCGATGGTTTTTAATTTGTATTTTTGCATAAAAGTAAGGTAGTTGAATTGTTCTTTTTCGTCAAATTCATCTAATTCCGCTTTCATGAGATATCGGATCATATTTCTATTAGCCTGAGCTTCATATTTTTCTCTAAAAATTGAGTAGAGATGTGTTAGATGGTCCTTATGACCCAGCTCGTGTAATGTAATCTTAATTCTATCTTCTGGTGGGATTGTTGAGCTAATAAACATTGTCTTTAACGCAGAAATATAGAAAGCTTCGTCACTATCTGCATTATGTATCTCATTATCAAAAACAGAAATTCTAATTCCGAACTCTTGAAAAAGCTCTTTTTCTGTCATAAGCATCATCCTTTATTGCTTAGATAATCAAAAAAGGTCTTGTTATCATAACAAGACCTTTCCAAATGGGGAGACGTACTTCACATACGCTTAATTAATCAATCTCTTACCCACTTGATTTAACAGTGTTTTTCAACCTGTAAATAAATTGTACAACACTTGAAGGTCTTTTGTCAACTAGTTCGCTAACTTTTGTTTCTAAGGTAACCATAAGTGAATATGGTTTGGTATTTTTCGCAACTCTGAATTATTAAGAGCGTATGAGTTCCACACTCTATTTGCGAGAATATCTGCCGCTTGTATGAGATAGTCATTTTCTGATACACAAGAGCGAGTATAAACAGAAAAGTTAGCATTTAGAATGGGTGGATAGAATTTTCCGTAATTGAAATTATAAATCCCCTCATGCAACTCTTCAAATACTCCATCCCCCAAGCCGTAAAGTCCGTTTGTAGCAAAGCCTTGTTGATCAATATTGATATGTAATTCAATATCTTGATTTGGATCAATTAAGTTCTGAGCTATTAAATGTTTAAACAGCTTTTTAACAATTCGCCTAATCGCATAGTCTTTAAATCGTTGCCTAGATTTTTTATCAGCGAGTATGTATTCTTGTAGGTTTGAAACTTTCATACTAACATCAAAGCTGATTTCATTTCTCAAGATACGATAGAGAGAGGAACGGTGGCTCATATTTTCAAGATTAGAAGCTTTTAATTCAAATTCGAAGTTGTTAGCTTCAGCTATTTGGTGAACTAGTCTTTTATACCGGCCTTTGGCTTTATTTTTGGGAAAATCTCCAATAAAACAGTGACCCGCATAGACAAAGTAGTTTGAATTACCTTCCAATCTTCCAGAATCGTCGATAAATAAATGAATTTTTTGTTTAACCATTGCTGCCCTCTTGACTTCGTAAGAAGGCTTCTATGATACTCTGTATAGATTTTTTATCTTTATCTGTTAGTGGTTTGCCGTTGAAGCGCATAGCTGTACCAGCAAGTTCTTCCACATCGACTTCCTGACCTTCAAAGTAAAATTTCTCTTGGTCATTAGCGATGTTTGGATTGTTGGTTCTGCCCAGGAGATAGTCGAGTGATACCTGAAAGAAATCCGCGATTTCCTGAAGACGATCGGTGCTGACCTTTTGTCTTTTCAAGGAATATAACGTATTTTTACTGTAACCTAATTTTTCTTCTAATTGATTCAGTGATAACCCTTGCTTTTTTGCTAATTCTTTAATTCTTTCGAATGTTACAAACATGGTTTATTAACCTTTCTAAGCAACACGAAAAAATATTTTAAATTATTTATTTAAAATTGTTGACAAAATTAAATATATGATTTAAAATATAATACGTAAGCTAAAGTTAGCGAACGCGACAACTAAAAAATAAAGCCTTAAAAACTGAGTGGCATCCGTTTTAATAAGGTCAAACTTACATTTTTAGTAGGTCTTTTCTCTATGCTTTGATTTTAAATCGTTTATTTAAAAAAGTCAATACTGTTCGCTAACTTTTTAGCTAATTTATTAAAAAAAGAAAGGGGGAGGGGAGATGGACGCAAAGAAGGATCGATATAATAAAAAGCCTGCAAAAAAACAGACTAATAAGACTGCTTTAGGGAAAACATTGATACAGATTAGCGAAAATATTATCTATATCAATGCACCTAATATTAAGGTATCGGGGTTAGAGAACCATCAGGTTCTTGTTTCCAACGCCAATTAGTATCAACAGATATTTCATCGGCAGTTTGCTCAAAACTCAATATCAATCCATTAGGATAAGTGGTTCGAGATTTAATATGGTCGGCATCCATTTCTAAAATCTCTGTTTTGATATCTTCAGCTTTGAATCCAAAATGCTCAAGATTAATTTTCATATGAACCATAATTTCACCTCCTTTCTGCTTTTATTATAGCAGAAAAGATAACAAAAATTAGAAAGGAAAAAGATGAGCCAAAAACAGAAAATTTGGATTGCTCTTGTGAAAGAGCGACTGTACAACCTTGAATGGACTCAGACTCAGCTTGCTGAGGCTGTGGGAGTAACGAAATCAACTATCTCAGAATTGTTTAAATATGGAAAAGGTAGTCGGAAGCTTAAAGACAATATCTCAAAAGTTTTGGATATTGAAGGAAGCGAGGACTAGCTATGACGATCAGCAGAGACATGAATGAGATTGAGGTCAAGGTGCTTAACGCAATCAGGAATTGTGCCAGCTTTGATTTACCTATCCAGGCAAGTGAGCTGAGAAACATCACTGGACTGACCAAGCGAAAGCTTGAGGAAGTGATTGAGAGCTTACGAGTCAACTTTCATCATCCAATTGTTGCCAATAAACGGAAGCCAAATGGCTATTATCTGCCAAAAACAGCAACAGAACGGGATGATGGGTTGGCACCGTACAAACGGCAAATCTTGACGGAGCAAAAGAACCTTGCAGCTGTCATGGCAGTAAATCTGGCTGACTATTGGTCAGAAACAGAAAAAGCCTGACGGCAATCAGGCTTTGAAATAAATAAATTCAAGAGGATTATATCATGAATGAGCTAATGAATCAACTGTTAGACCAGTTTGAGGCTGGTTTGATGGATCGAGCTTTAAAAGTCATGCATGTTGTGACTGACGAAAAGCGGCGCTATCCCATGGAATTGAACAAATCACAATGCTCAGAAATGCTTTTGGGTACGAGAGACACAGGGACATTTGATGAGCGTTTTAACTGTCACAAGGATTTTCCTCGAATCGAGGGGCGACGTGACAAATTCCCTCGTGATGCAGTAATTGACTGGTATCACAAAAACTGGGAACGAACAGCAGTGAGAGTTTGAGGAGAAAAATGGCAATAAATAAAAAAATAGAAAACCTAGAATTTAAAAACAGAGCAATGAGAGACACAATCGCTAATCTTCAATTGGGATTGTTTACAATTTTTTGTGTCTTTACGCTTTTAGTTGTGATTTTAGTCAAAACAAATATTGAGCGAGAGCATCATTTGAAGGATCTGCAAGCTCAGATAAATGATAACAGGGATAGCATGCGGAGAAATGCTGTGCGCATCGTTCATCTGGAGCAGGAAGACAGGGTAATCAGAGAAAGGATTGAAAGCGATGAGTGAGTTTTTAGGAAGCGTGATGATGATTGCATTCTTTTTCTTTGCGGGTGTGGTGGGTTGCTACGTTGACCATCGAAAAGCCGAAAAAAAACGAAAAGAAGAAGAGATGCTTAATATGCAGGCTCTCTATGTACTGTGGATGCAGGAGCAGGCTCTCTGTGAGGCTGCTGAGCAGATGGCTGAAGCTAGAAAGAAACAGCCTGCCGGTCTACGGGATTGGGGTGATCTGAGTGGCTGTCATGGATGAAATCAAAGTTTTACCTCACGATCTAGTATCTGAGCAGGCAGTTCTTGGGTCGATCTTTATCAATCCTGACAAGATGATCGAGGTGACAGAGCTTCTCAAGCCAGAGGATTTCTATAGACCAGCGCACAAGATTTTATTTCAGGCTATGCTGCGTCTATTTGAAAGCGGTGAAGCCATTGATATTGTGACTGTAAAATCAGCGCTAGAAGCTAGCAATGAGCTGGATTTGGCAGGGAATGTCAGCTATTTAGCTGAGATTATCAATGCTGTACCCACTAGCTCAAATGCAGAGCATTATGCCAAAATTGTGGCCAAAAAATCAAGATTGCGGTCAATTATTGCTAATCTGTCTGACTCGATTGGTAATGCTTATGACGAGGACATGGACATTGATGAGATTATTGCTAAGGCTGAGAAATCGCTCTTGGAAGTTAGCCAGTCGAGCAATAAGGGAAGCTTCCGTCCGATCCATGATGTCCTCTTGGAAAATCATAGCAAAATTGAAGAACGGTCAAACAACATTAGTGAAATTACTGGTATTGAGTCAGGTTTTACTGATTTTGACAAGCTGACGACTGGGTTGCATGAAGACAATCTCATCATTTTAGCAGCACGGCCAGCGATGGGTAAGACGGCTTTTGCTCTCAATATCGCTCAAAATGTTGCTACAAAGAGCAATCAGCCTGTGGCTATCTTTTCTCTGGAAATGGGTGCTGAGAGTCTGGTTGAGCGGATGTTGTCCGCTGAAGGGGCAATTCCAAATCATCACATCAGGACGGGCTCTTTGTCCACAGACGAATGGGAACGGCTGGTCTATGCTCAGAGCAGACTGGCTGAAGCACCGATTTTCATCGATGATTCGGCTGGTATCAGGATTTCAGATATTCGAGCGAGAGCGAGGAGACTGGCTCAGGAAACGAGCGGTTTAGGTCTGATTGTGATTGACTATTTGCAGCTTATCACAGGACGCAAGACAGATAATCGGCAACAGGAAGTGTCTGAGATTTCCAGACAGTTGAAGGTCATTGCTAAAGAATTGAAAGTGCCAGTGATAGCTCTGTCACAGCTGAGTCGCAGTGTTGAGCAACGTCAGGATAAACGACCCATCATGTCTGATTTAAGGGATTCTGGGAGTATTGAGCAGGATGCTGACATTGTCGCTTTTCTCTATCGTGACGCATACTATCAAGACAATTCTGATGACCAGCCAGAAAGCAATCTGACTGAGCTTCTTATCAAAAAAAATCGGCATGGCAGCCTTGGGACTGTAAAGCTGTATTTTCACAAGGAATATACGAAATTTTCGAATGTGGAGGAGGTAGAGAATGGCTGAGACTTATTTTAAAAATGAAGTTGAGAAATATCAGTATTTCCAACTGCCTAAATGGCTTTTCAAAGAGCCGTACAAGCAGCTATCTAACAATGCCAAGATCATGTATGCTTTGCTCTATAATCGATTGAACTTATCGCTCGAATCTGAATGGCATGACCGAAATGGGCAAGTATTTATCTACTTTACGACTAGTCAATTTTGTGAGGAGTTGGGTTGCTCGGAGAAGACGGTCACGAAAATTAAAAAAGAGCTTGTGACCGCTGGTCTTTTAAAAGAGGAGCGTCAGGGATTGACCAAGCCGAATAGGCTCTACATCCTTGGGCCGACTGTTGTCAAGTCAGAATTTCCTGACCCGCAAAAATTACCGTCCAGAACCGTAGAAAATACGGCTCAGGAAGCGCAGAAAGTACAAACAATAAAGACTGATATTATAAAGACTGATATAGATAATAATAAATTGTCGATTTGTAAAGAGATTATATCATATCTAAATCTAAAAGCTAAGAAGAATTTCAAGGTTGATACTGCTAGTCACCACAAATTCATTAAAGCACGGCTCAAAGAAGGTTACACCTTGGAAGATTTTAAAAAGGTTGTAGATGTCATGGTAGCGAAGTGGAAAGGTACTGACTATGAGCAGTATCTTCAACCTCAGACACTTTTTGGCAACAAGATGGACAATTATCTGAATCAGCCGATGCCAAAACGCTCTACAATTTTGACTAGTACAGTTGACGAAAGGTTAGGTTTTTGATGGATTTTAAAAATTTTGAAGCTAGGCAGGTCTTAGATGAGACTTGCGAAGTGCATGGTTGCCAGCTCTGGCTGACCAAGATGCCGATCAAGGGAAAGCTGGAAGAAATCAAGCAGTGTCCTGAGTGCACCAAGGCTGCGATTAGTCTTTTTGAAAAAAGGTTAAATGAAACATCAGAAGTACAAAGCAAGCTAGCTGATACGTATGCTGTTTTTGAAAGAGACAGCATAATCTCAGACAAGCTAAGAGATAAGACTTTGCGAAATTATGAGATCACGAGCGATATTGACCAGGAAGCTGTGAATTTTGTAAAGCGGTTGGAACGTAGCTATGCGAAAGGCGAGACAGGCAATGCCATCATCACTGGCCCGTCTGGTGTTGGGAAGAGCCATTTGACTTATGGCTTGGCTGCTTATCTTAATGAGCAGTTTAAGTCTTATGACGAGCCGAAAAGCGTGCTCTTTGTGTCAGTGGTGAAGCTCTTTAGCTTAATCAAAGAGAGTTTTAAAGTTGACAATGGCTACTCTGAGTCTAAGATGATAAAGCTGCTGACGGATGTTGACTTTCTATTTCTTGACGATCTGGGAAAAGAGAGTCGCAAGGCTGATGCTCGCAGCAATGAGTGGGCGCATCGGGTTCTCTATGAGATTTTGGATAATCGGAGTAACACGATCATTAACACAAACTTGTCCAGCGAAGAAATCAAGGCTTTGTATGCGGATGATTTTGGGAATGGTGCTCTGTCAAGTCGCATTTTTGAGGGAGCGACAGGTAGGTGCTTTGTGTATCCTAGTGGAATGAAGGATAGGAGGTATTGATGGAAGATATACGGATACTAGATGCGTGCTGTGGGTCTAGGATATTCTGGTTTGATAAACAAGAGCCTCACACAACATACATGGACAAGCGTGAAGAAGAATTTGAAATTTACCAAAAGAAAATCAATGTTAAGCCAGACATTGTCGCAGATTTTCGAGACATGCCATTTGAAGATGAAACATTTAATCTTGTTGTGTTTGATCCACCGCATCTTTTATGGGCTGGCCAGAAATCATTCATGCGTGCTCAATATGGACAACTTGACGTATTGACTTGGAGATTAGACTTACAGCAAGGTTTCGAAGAATGTTTCAGGGTATTAAAAAAAGGTGGAACACTTATCTTCAAGTGGTCTGATGCGCAAGTAAATGTTAAGGAAATTTTGGAATTAGTTCCACATCAACCACTTTTCGGGCAGCAACGTGGGACGACTCACTGGATGGCTTTTATGAAATTTTAAAAAGGAGAAAAAAGATGAATAAAATTATACAAATAAATACAACTAAAAAATTGTATCAAGGATCTAAAAAGAAACTATCAGAAATCATTGTTAACGAACTCATCAAACGAATCAATTTTTATATTAGAAAGAGTGCAAGCAATGGTTTGGGTAGAGTCCGCTTTGACTTTCAGGATATTAAAAAGTCTACTTGTGACATAACTGAGAATTCAGACTTCCCTACAAAAGAGCATGTGAGTGTTGCTTTGCAATATTTTAAAGATGGCGGTTATCTAGTAAATGAAGAAGACACTTTACTCACAAGATGGTACGAAATTGTTTGGGAGGTGGATTTGAAATGAGAGAGCACAGTGTTTACATTTTCAGCATTGTTGTTTTGCTAGCAATCTTGATGGCAGCAATCATCAAGATTAACAAGCTCAACGAGCGAGTCGAACAGCTTGAAGCAAGAAAATTGATTACGATTCATAGGGCTGATAACGCAGGCGCAGAAATGCACGGCAGAATCACAGACAAGGAAATCATAGAGGGGCGGTACACGGTCACAGCAGGGGCTTACGGCAAGTTTCTTGTGACCGAGGAACAGTACGAGGCTTTGGCTGTAGGAGATGAAATCCCTGATTATTTGAGAGGAGGCGGGAACTGATGCTAAAAATAAGAGTATTTGTGAAAGAGCTGTCTAAAATGTTTTTGCCTGATCACATTGTCGACATAGATTATAACGAGAAAACTGTGACAGTTAGAGGTTGCCAACATTCAGACTGTGACACTTGTCATGATGAGTATGACTGGGAACAATGCGAAATCATGCGTTTTACAGACATTTTGGATAATTCAGAGCCAAGAAAAGAAATCTTTGAGGGCGACATTGTGAAAACCACTAGATTTTTTGGAAGAGCTGACGAAGTGGGTGGTTTTTATGAGTATGACAAGGAAATAATAGGGGTTGTTAAGCAACTTGAAGGAGCTTGGGTAATTGATACAGGCAGTTAAGCAGTAAATTTATGGACTGAAATTGAAGAAAATGAAGTTATAGGTAACGTTTACGAGCGACCTGAGTATTTGAAAGGAATAGGAAGATGAATAAGCAGGAACTGATTAAGAAATTCGAAGAACGAAAAACAATAATTGGAAATTTTCAGGGGTATGCGATTTGGTGGGAAGATATCAAAGCAATCTTTGAAGAACTAAACGAGCCGAAAAAAGTCACAATCCCGCAGTTTGTAGCGGATTGGATTGAAAAGTATAAAACGGAATTAAGCTTAAGAGAAGCAATGTCGCAAGCACATGTGAGCATTGAGGTTAATGATTGGCTAATAGAACTTGATGAAGATGGTGCTTTTTTAAACCAAGACATCTTCGCTCGTGCGTGGTTTGACGGCTATGAGGTCGAGCGAGAAAAGCGGTATGTGGTGACTTTAAAAAATGGGCAACCTTTGGTTAAATCGCAATCAGGGAACACTCTTTATTTTAACCAAAATATAACAGTTGGGAATTATAAAGCTAGCCGCAAAGAACTAGAAGAAGCAGGTTTCGGCTGGGTATTTGATTGCCCAGGGATTGAGATTGAGGAGGTGCAAGATGATTCCAAAATTTAGAGCGTATGATGGCGGCTCATTAAATCGTATGTATCAACCGGACGAAGTGATGGTTGGAAATGGCGATATCTGGATTATTGATGAGGACTCTGTTGCTGGTGAATGGATTGTGAACAATGACATTCACCTCATGCAATCAACAGGATTGTTTGACAGAAATGGCAAGGAAGTATTTATCGGTGACATCGTTAAATGTACAAGAGGATGTCACCATGAAGTGTATTTAGAAAAAGAATATGGTGGCACATTTATCGGGGGAATGCCGGCAGTATATCTAAAAGGATTGAATGTTGGATATGCGTGGACTGGTTCTGAGGAAATTATCGGCAACGTCTACGAGAATAAGGATATTTTGGAGGTAAACGCATGATCAATAACGTTGTACTTGTGGGTCGTATGACCCGTGATGCTGAACTTCGCTATACACCGCAAAACCAAGCGGTCGCAACCTTTACTCTGGCTGTTAATCGCAACTTTAAAAATCAAAGTGGTGAGCGTGAAGCGGACTTTATCAATGTTGTTATCTGGCGTCAGCAGGCAGAAAACCTTGCTAATTGGGCCAAAAAAGGCGCTCTAATCGGAATTACTGGTCGCATTCAGACTCGTAACTACGACAATCAGCAAGGCCAGCGTGTCTATGTCACAGAAGTCGTAGCGGATAGTTTTCAGCTTTTAGAAAGCCGTAACAAATCTGCTAATCATAGCAGCATGGACGAGCAGATGCCACCAGATTTTGGCAATAACAATCCGATGGACATCTCAGATGATGACTTACCGTTTTAAGGAGGAGCTTATGAGCAAAATTGTGAAAGTCACCCTTAGCGAGTCAGATTATCTCGAGTTAGTTGCACTTAGCCGATTTACTTGCAAAGGGAACTTGTCCAAAACGATTAGAATGGCGTTGTGCGATGCGCTAATAAAATATGATAGCGAGACTTTTAAGTACTATCAGGAGAGTGTCCGGAAAGAATTTAGGAGGAAGAAATGACAAAATCACCGAAACCAACATATATTATCATTCAAGAAGCGATGGCTGATCGCATTCGCTTCTTGGAAGATGAGTTGTATGAGCGAGCATACAAAGATATCGAAAGACAAGAAGCTGAGATTGACAAGTTGAGAGCCAGATGTCTTGACTTGCAGCTAGAAAATGCGGATCATGTCTGGGATGACCTGTTTCGCTCTGCTATTGCCCATGAAAAGGCCGAAAAACGCCGACCGCACAGACGGTGGAGGGCAAGATGAAATCAAGGTTTGAAGAGCTAAGAAATAAGCTTGGTCTCAGTCGTCGTCAAATCCACGAAGCAACAGGTATCTCAAAAAATACCTTGTTGCTTTACGAGAAAGGTGCAACACCATCGATCCCACAGATTGAGAAAATCGCTAAGACTTACAACATCAATCCGGCTTGGCTTGCTGGCTGGAGCGATGAGGACCAGCAACCGCAAACAATCGAAAAAGTGGTTGAAAAGATTATTTATGTGGAAAAGGATGTCGGGAGAATCCCGGCTTATTGGAACAATGACAACGAAGGCAAGTTGATCAAGTGGAAAGAAAGGAAGAGACTAATATGAATGGTTATGAATTTATGTTACAAAATCCATATTTAACAAGCTTTATCGCTATTATGATTGCTATCACAGTCATCAGCACTGTCGAGTCGATTGCTAAAATTTGGAGAAAACCAGATGAACAAAAGAATCAAGAAGAAGAAAGCTAAGCAAGCTCTACTGCGTGAGCAAGAAAGGCTAGCTCAAGAGCTGTCTCAGCTAAGTCCTGAAGAGCTTGAAGATCTTGCGAGAACCATTAGGGAAGGATTCAAGAATTTAGCTAGAACACTTGCTTCTATTTTTGAAGATCTGGCAGCGTTTTTTAAAGGTTTTGACAAGCCTTGAAAGATGAAAATATATAGAAATGAGGTGAGAGATGCCTTTTTTCCCAGAAATCAACGAAGCAAAAACGAAAGAAAATGCCAAGAAAATCTTAAAAGGCTATCCTCGATGGCGTCGTGTGGCCAATGACAAAAATGGTCAAAAGGTGACGACTACATACTCTTTCATGCCTCGCAATCCAGGAAGCGATACGACCAGTCAGGTTGAGAAGCTTGCTATTAGAAAAGTAGACGCAGAGATGGAGCTAGATGCTATTGAGCAGGCGGTCAGCGAGCTACATGATCCTTACTATCGTAGAATCATATATGAAAAGTACATGGTCTGGCATCGAAAGAAAGATGAGACAATATACAACGAACTTTCAATCTCAGAGAGCTCATATTATGAGATTCTTGATAAAGCTTTATTGGCATTTGCGGAGCTTTATCGGAACGGTGAGCAGGTCGCCATTCTGGAGTAAGAGTGGAGTAAGTCAAGAGTAAATAGCAATTTCAATGTGCTAAAATGGTACTATCGAATAATAGACGAAGGCAGGCACACCCTGCCTTTTCTTGTAGTTTGGAGGTGATGTTGTGAAAAAGGTTGATCCAATTCGAGAAGTCGATGATATCGAACGCATGAAAGATTATCTGCGTTCTAAAAGCGAACGCAACTATATACTGATCATGTGTGGCTTGTATTCTGGATTGCGAATTAGCGACATCATCCCGCTACAAGTCAAACATGTGCTTAGTGACCACATTGACATTTACGAAAAAAAGACAAGAAAAAGGAAAAGATTTCCTATAAATGACCAGCTAAGGAAGGCCCTGGACGAATATATCAGAGGAAATGATTTAAAAAGCTACGATTTCCTTTTCCCAAGTCGAAAGAAAAAACGGTCAAAATCTGGCAGTATGCCAGGCGCAAGAATCCATCACATAAGTAGAGAAGCTGCTTACTTGATATTCAAAGATGCTGCTTTGCATATTGGTCTAAACAAAATCGGAACGCATTCAATGCGTAAGACTTTTGGATATCATTTCTATAAACGAGAAGGAAACCTAGTCATGTTGATGAAAATATTTAATCATGCAACGCAGAGACAAACGCTCGATTACATTGGTTACGAGCAGGATGAGATAGATGATGTGATGCTTAAATTTAAGTATTAAATTATCTTATATTTAACATATTGAGAATTTGGAAATTCGGTTTTAAAAAAACAATGCTGAATCCTTGAAGAATATGCTTCTAGGGATATTTGATTGAATTTAACAGAATATAAGATATGTTAAATACGGGAGTGGTCGAGTACAGAAAAATACCCCCTCCCCAAAACAACCGGAGAGGTCTTAAAAACCTCCCCCCTAATCATAAAAAAAGGAAGTCCCTAAAGATGAACCTCCCCCGCCCCGACAGAAACGGACCTCACCGTGTTGCATTTGAAAAAAACAAGAACATCATACTTAAAACCAGAAATACTTGTGGGATTTGTGGACTGCCCGTGGACAAGTCTCTGAAGTACCCGCATCCATTGAGCCCAGTCATTGACCACATCATTCCAATCAACAGAAACGGTCATCCATCTGATATCAATAATCTACAGCTGGCTCACTGGCAATGCAACAGACAGAAGTCTGACAAGCTCTATGCTGACAGCAGAGTCGAAAGTTCGAAAGTTGTTGGTAATCGTAATCTTCCTCAAAGCAGAGATTGGACAAAGTATAGAGCTTAAGGGATCAAAAGAATATTTAAGTATGTAAACGAATGCTATTCTTAATTTTTTAAATAAAAATCAATAATGATATTTTTGCCTAACGCTTGAAAAAATTTAAAATAGTGACTTTACAGCCAATCTTCCTTTTTGGCAGATAGGGGGGAGTACCCTCCCCCAAGGCTCGGCGGGGCTTCACGCCGTCACTGTACATTTTTTCTCGCGCCAAAACCTAGAAATAGAAGGAGAATGACTTGGAATTAAGAGGAATTGATTATCTGAGGAGGAAACTTGAATCTTGTAGGTCAAGGGTCAAACTGAGATATAAGCATTATGCTATGCAGCATCAGGAAGCGCCAATAGGAATCACGATTCCTCCAAATGTCAGGGCACAGTACAGGGCGACCTTGGGGTGGACTGCTAAAGGTGTGGATAGTCTTGCTGATCGTCTGGTTTTTCGGGAATTTGGCAATGACATCTTTGATGTTACGAAAATTTTTGATCGTAATAACCCAGATATCTTTTTTGATAGTGCTATTCTGGCTGCGCTGATTGGTTCGTGTTGCTTCATCTATATTTCGAAAGGGGAAGATGATGAGGTGCGGTTGCAGGTAATCGAGGCTAGCAATGCGACCGGAGTGATTGATCCTATCACTGGTCTTCTTGTGGAAGGTTATGCGGTGCTGGCTCGTGATGATTATGGTCAGGCAACTTTAGAGGCTTACTTTGAGCCAAATGCAACGCATTTCATTCCAAAAGATGGTCATACCTACTCAATCAGCAATCCAACGGATATTCCGCTGTTGGTTCCAGTGATACATAGACCAGATGCCGTCAGGCCATTTGGGCGCAGTCGTATCACGAGGGCTGGCATGTATTATCAGAAATATGCTAAGCGTACTTTAGAGCGAGCTGATATTACGGCAGAGTTCTACTCATGGCCTCAAAAGTATATTCTGGGGCTGGATCCTGATGCAGAGCCGTTGGAAAAATGGCAAGCGACAGTATCAAGTCTGTTGACGATTTCGGCTAGCGATAATGGTGAAAAGCCAAACGTTGGCCAGTTTAGCACTGCCAGCATGTCTCCTTTTACGGAGCAACTGAGAACGGCTGCTGCTGGATTTGCTGGCGAAATGGGCTTGACCTTGGATGATTTGGGATTTGTGTCAGATAATCCATCATCTGTAGAAGCTATCAAGGCTAGTCACGAAAACTTGCGCTTAGCTGGGCGGAAGGCTCAGCGGTCACTGGGAGCAGGTTTTCTGAATGTGGCTTATGTGGCTACTTGTTTGCAAGATGATTTTAAATATTCCCGCAGTCAATTTGTGAAAACGAAAGTGAAGTGGGAGCCGTTATTTGAAGCAGATGCCAATATGTTGACAATGATTGGGGATGGTGCTATCAAGCTCAATCAGGCTGTGCCTGGTTATGTGGATGGTGAGACTATCCGAGACTTGACAGGTATCAAGGGTGCTGAGAATCCTGCCCCTACCCCAATTGAGAAAGAGGTAAATGATGGTCAAGGATATCGTGCCGGACTTGTTGACGAAAATTCAGACGGAATTTGAGGAGGCGAGGCTTGATAGCGAAGTGCTGAAGTCTCTCTTGTCAAAATTACAATCTAAGTCAGCTGGTTATCTGGATGCGAATGAGTATGCTATCGAGTTAGGGGAAATTCTTTCTAAGGTTCTGAGAGGTTCTGTAAGCCCCTCTAATCTTCCAGACGGCAAAATGTATTACAATATCGCTAAAAGGCTGCTGACGGAGACACTGGGGCGGAATTTCGAGCTAATAAGTGGCTATGCTCAGCAAGTTCAGAAAAATTTGAATGAAGAGGCTAAAATAGGGCTGAGAGTTCAAGTTCCTGAACTAAATCAGGATAGGATAGCTGGTTTGGTCAATCGGATTTCCAGTGAAGCTGAGTTTAGTCAGATTGCTTGGATTTTGAAAGAGCCGATTGTCAATTTTAGCCAGAGCATTATTGATGATAGTATTCAGAAAAATGCGGAATTTCAGAAAAAAGTTGGGCTGGCTCCAGTCATTGAACGACATTCTACGGGACATTGTTGTGACTGGTGTCAGTCGCTGGTTGGTAAATACTTGTACGGTGAAGAGCCGCTAGGATTTTACCGAAGGCATCAACGTTGTCAATGCACCATTGATTATCATCCAAAAAATGGGAAGCAGCAAAACGCTTGGTCTAAAAAGTGGTCAAAAGAAAGCGCTGATGTCCTTGAACGACGCAAACAGCAGAATATCGATGTGCGTGATAATAACCGAAAGGTAGATATCCGAGAGTACAAGAAAATCGTTGAAGTTTTGGGGCCGCAAAATGCACCTATTTCTCTAGCAAAGTTTCAGGAGTTGAAGTATAATGATAGTGAAAGATATGAGCGCTTAAAAGATGTAGTTTATATCCAAGAAAAATTCAAAAATGGAACATGGTTGGATAAAATCAACCATGAAAAACAAGCTAGACATATTCAGTCAACCTCTCCATCTGGAAAGAGCTATTTTTACGATGATGTAGATGTCAATGCTTTGTATGACAAGTACAAGATGACAGGATTTTTAGAAACAAATAGAAAAGGCGCTCAAACTAGCAATGAAAAGGTTGATTTGTTTGAAGATAGGCCGTTGGGAATTGATGTTTATACTGGTAAGCCAGTAAATGCTATGACAATCAAATATAGCAAAACTGGCGCACACTTGATACCGACATATTACGAAAGGGGAGACTGATGGAACTTAGAAAATTTAATAACAAGGTTGTCAGAATCACCGATATTGACGGCCAAACATTTGAAGGCATCTGTCTTTATGAGGACAAGGATGTCTATGATGAAGAATATGATGGGTTGTCCGTTCAGTCGGGAACCCGATGGACAAAACTTTTTGAGAACGAAATCAAGGAAGTTGAAATTATAGCATAAGCACGTTGACAGTGGTCAGGGTGCTTTTCTTATGCTCAGAAAGGAAATTTTGATGAACAAATACAAAAAATTGATAGGATTGATTGAAGATAACAATCTGGAGATACAGTCCTCTAAATGTTACGACCAACAGAGCGCTTGGCATGGTGAGGAGTTATGGATTGTTGATAAGAAAAACAAAAATAAAATTTTTGATTTGTCACTTAATGGCTATTGTTTCAATGACAATTCTGTCGAGAAAGCTATTGAAGAAGTCGAGAAGTATCTATTATTGCAAAAAATGGATACATTTGATGATTTCAAAAAATGGGTGGAAAAGAATTCAAAGCATCAAAAGAATGCATAAGTCGAAGAGCTGGAGTATCTGAATATTTTAGATACTATTTGGCGGCGCTTACATCTCCCAGCGATAGGGTTATCATGCGATGACGATTGAAAGGAATGTGGAATGGCTAGGAAGAAACTTGGCAATCAGAATCCTACTCAATCGGTGATTTTAAAATACGTCAAGAAAAATTCAAAAGCTAAAGAAGCGATTGAACTTTACGAGCGGACTGGTCTTTCTTGCTATGCTTGGCAAAAGAATCTTTTGCTGCCTATGATGGCTGTTGACAAGAACGGTCTTTGGGTGCATCAGAAGTTTGGTTACTCTATTCCTCGTCGTAATGGGAAATCTGAAATTCTTTATATTCTTGAAATTTGGGGTTTGCATAAGGGATTGAATATCCTGCATACGGCTCACCGGATTTCTACATCCCATTCCTCTTTTGAAAAGGTCAAGCGATACCTTGAGAAAATGGGGTATGTGGATGGTGAGGATTTCAATTCCATTCGAGCCAAGGGGCAGGAAAGAATCGAGCTTTATTCTACTGGTGGTGTTGTCCAATTTCGTACCAGAACATCAAATGGTGGTCTTGGTGAGGGATTTGACATGCTGATCATTGACGAGGCTCAAGAGTACACGACTGAGCAAGAATCTGCTTTGAAGTACACAGTGACGGATAGTGCAAATCCTATCACAATCATGTGTGGGACACCTCCGACCCCTGTATCAAGCGGTACGGTTTTTACTAAGTACCGTGAGACTTGTCTTTTCGGTAAAGGGAAGTATTCGGGCTGGGCTGAGTGGTCGGTTTCTGATGAAAAGGAGATTGACGATGTGGAAGCTTGGTATAATTCTAATCCGTCTATGGGCTACCACTTGAATGAGCGGAAGATTGAGGCTGAGCTTGGTGAGGATAAGTTAGACCATAATATCCAACGTTTGGGATTTTGGCCGACTTACAACCAAAAATCTGCCATTTCTGAAACGGAGTGGAATGAGCTCAAGGTGGATGATGTACCAGAATTGTCTGGCAAGCTGTCTGTTGGTATTAAGTATGGCCAAGACGGAACGAACGTGGCATTGAGTATTGCTGCACGGACCAAGGATGGCCGTTTCTTTGTAGAAACCGTTGATTGTCAGTCTGTTCGTAATGGTAATGAGTGGATGGTTGCTTTCTTGCGTCAAGCCGATGTGGCTCAAATTGTCATTGATGGCGCAAGTGGTCAAAAGATCCTAGACGAAGAGTTGAAGGACTACAGAATCAAGAATGTGATTCTACCGACGGTGAAGGAAATCATCGTGGCCAATGCTCTTTGGGAACAGGGTATCTACCAGAAAACCATCTGTCACGCTGGCCAGCCATCGCTATCAAAAGTAGCCACTAACTGCGATAAGCGGAATATTGGCTCAAATGGTGGCTTTGGCTATCGATCGCACTTTGACGACATGGATATTTCTTTGATGGACAGCGCCTTGCTTGCGCATTGGGCTTGTGCTACGACCAAGCCTAAGAAAAAGCAAAAAATCAGTTATTAAAACGAGCGGTCTTGTGACTGCTTTTTTTGATGCCAAAAATTACCGAACTGCCGGGAAAGCAGGAGAAAGGAGACATGAGAATGTCAGATTTTAAACCAATCACTACACAAGAAGAATTTGATGCTGCTATTAAGGCTCGCTTATCTCGGGAGAAAGAGAAGTATGCCGACTATGACCAGCTTAAATCTCGTGTTGAAGAGTTGGAAAAAGAAAATGTTGGCTTGCAGTCAACAATTGAAGCTAGTAATCAAAGCAAGGCAGATGCTGACAAGAAACTTGAAGACATGCAGAAGCAAATCGCTGGTTATGAGACAGCTAGTCTGCGAACTCGTGTGGCTTTGCAATATGGATTGCCTTACGACCTTGCAGACCGTTTGCAGGGAATTGATGAAGAGAGCTTCAAAGCAGATGCGGAGCGCTTGGCTGGGTTTATGAAAAGTAATCAACCAGTTGCGCCCGTCAAAGAGACGGAACCTGTTTTAGAAAAAACAGAAAACACATTGTATAAAAACCTAATTCAAGGTTTAGAGATTGAAGAATAAAGGAGAAATCATATGGCAGATCAACTATCAAAAGGAACATTATTTGACCCAGTGCTTGTGACAGACCTCATCAACAAAGTTAAGGGTCACAGCTCACTAGCGAAATTGTCTAATCAACAAGTTATCCCGTTTAATGGATTACGGGAATTTACATTCTCATTGGATTCTGATGTTGACATTGTTGCAGAAAATGGGAAAAAAACTCATGGTGGTGTCAGCTTAGAACCAGTCACTATTGTGCCAATTAAAATTGAGTATGGTGCTCGTGTATCTGATGAATTTATCTATGCATCAGAAGAAGCTAAGATTGACACGTTAAAATCATTTAACGAAGGCTTTGCCGCTAAAGTAGCTCGTGGTGTCGATTTGATGTCATTTCACGGAGTCAATCCACGTACGAAACAAGAGTCTACGGTTATCGGAGACAACTGTTTTGATAAAGCCGTTACTCAAACTGTTACTTTTACAGCCAATGATCCAGATGCAAATGTTGAAGATGCCGTGAAAATGATTCAAGGGGCAGATAATATCGTGAGCGGTATGGCTATTGATACTACATTTTCAAGCGCACTTGCAAGCATGAAAAATGCAGCAAATGAACGGCTTTATCCTGAATTGGCATGGGGAGCAAATCCAGGTGCTATTAACGGTCTACCTGTAGATGTAAATACAACGGTTGGTCTTAATGTTGGAACCAACAAGGATGTTGCTATTGTTGGCGACTTTGCAAACATGGTTAAATGGGGGTATGCGAAACAAATTCCACTCGAAGTTATTCGATATGGTGATCCAGACAATTCTGGGAAAGACTTGAAAGGTTATAACCAAGTTTACCTTCGTGCCGAAATTTATCTTGGATGGGGAATTTTGGATCCTAAAAGCTTTGCTCGTATCGTGAAAACTGGGGGTTAATCATGGCTGAGTATGTAAACAAAAAGACTGGTGGGACAATCAATACTAGTTCAGAAATTTCTGGCGGTGACTGGATTCCTGCTGCTGAATATGCAAAGCAGCAAGAAGGACAAGTGGATGATCCAGATAACTGGACTGTGCCAGAGCTCAAGTCTAAGCTAGATGAGCTTGGTGTTGAGTACAGTGACAAAGCTAAAAAAGCAGAATTGCTGGCTTTGTTGGAAGCGCATAAGGAGTAAGCTAAATGGGAGACTTTGCAACAGTTGAAGACCTGCAAAATTTGTGGCGTCTTTTAAAATCAGACGAACGCAAGCGAGCAGAGGCTCTGTTGAAAATTGTCTCTGACTCTCTGCGTGTCGAAGCCAAGAAGGTTGGGAAAGACTTGGATGTGCTTGTGGCAAAGGATTCGTCTTTTGCAAGTGTGGTCAAGTCAGTTACGGTCGATGTGGTCGCTCGTACCTTGATGACCTCTACTGAGCAGGAACCGATGACTCAATTTGCTGAGAGCGCCTTAGGTTACTCAGTAAGTGGGTCCTATTTGGTTCCCGGCGGAGGTCTCTTTATCAAGGATTCGGAGCTCAAACGCTTGGGACTAAAGAAGCAAAGATTTGGGGTGATGGAGATCTATGGGACGGATTAAGGGAATTACCGTGACCTTAATTGACAAGGTCAAGACAGGACAGGATGATTTTGGTCATTCTGTCTTTGAAGATCGAGAAATTGAGGTTGAGAATGTCCTAGTACAGCCAACTTCAACAGATGATAAAGTCAGCCAGCTCAATCTTACTGGCAAGGTAGCTGTCTACACCTTAGCAATCCCTAAAGGCGACACTCATAACTGGGAAGACCGAGAAGTCCTATTTTTTGGTCAGCGGTGGCGCACCTTTGGCATACCAACCGAAGGGATTGAGAGCTTGATTCCGCTGGACTGGAATAAGAAAGTGACGGTTGAACGGTATGGCTAGTATGAAAGTCAAGCTAAATGGTGCTGGTGTTGGCGCCTTGCTGAAATCAAGGGAAATCCAAAATCTACTGAATCAAGAAGCTACTAAAATCCGTAGTCGATGTGGTCAAGGCTATGAGCAGGATAGTTATGTCGGGGAGACTCGGGCAAATGCGATGGTCTATCCAAAAACCTATCAAGCTAAGAAAGACAATCTAAGAAATAATACTTTGTTGAAGGCGGTACGTTAGATGATTGAAATTATTATCAAGAAATATCTTGACGGTCATTTAGATGTACCGTCATTTTTTGAGCGTGAAGCTGAAGCTCCTGATAGCTTTGTCGTTATTCAAAAGACAGGAGGAAAGGAGCGGAATCATTCTGGTAGTGCGACCTTTGCTTTCCAAAGCTATGGTCCTACTATGCAGAAGGCTGCTGAGCTCAATGTCAAAGTGAAGCAGGCTGTGAAAGGATTGGTTGAGCTGGACTCAATCAGTGGTGTCCACTTAAACAGCGACTACAATTTTACGGACACAGAGACCAAACGATACCGCTATCAGGCGGTGTTTGATATTAACTATTACTAAAGGAGATATTGCAATGGCATTGGAAGCTAATGTAACAACTGCGAAACCGAGGGTTGGTGGAGCAGTACACTCTGCACCGCTTGGTGCAAAATTGCCAGTCGATGCGACAAGTAAGCTAGATGCTGCTTTTAAGTCTTTAGGTTTTATCTCAGAGGATGGTGTGACAAATAACAACTCACCTGAATCTGAAGATATCAAGGCTTGGGGTGGCACTACCGTCAACTCTTCTCAGACCGAGAAGAAGGACACATTTGTTTATACCTTAATCGAGGGGCTCAATATTGATGTCCTGAAAGAGGTTTATGGAGCTGAAAATGTTTCAGGGGATCTTGCTGCTGGTATTACTATCAAGGCTAATTCAAAAGAGCTAGAAAATCACTGTCTAGCTATTGAAATGATCTTGAAAAACGGTGCTCTCAAACGCATCGTGATCCCTTCTGGGAAGGTCACTGAAATCGGCGAAATCACCTATAAAGATGGCGAAGTTGTTGGCTATAAAACAACTATCACAGCATTTCCGGACGCCAACGGAAATACTCACTACGAATACATCAAGGGGGCTTAATAGATGGCAAAACGCAAACGTAAAAAACGTAATCATGGTGCACAAGGAAAAACATTTAAAGGGAAAACTTCGACTGGTTTTGCTTTTGAAATCACGCAGGAACGATTGGATAACTATGAACTGCTGGAAGCAGTTGCAGAAGTGGATAAGAATCCTGCTGTCTTGCCAACCGTTATCAATCTGATGCTGGGTGATAAGGCTCAGGACTTGAAGGACCACGTCCGAACAGAAACTGGGATGGTGCCGACAGGGAAATTGATGCAGGAAGTGGAAGAAATCTTTAAAAGCAGGACCAATCTAAAAAAATAGCCCTCCTTGCTAGAATGATCGACCTAGATGAAGATGCTCTCATCTGCGACCTTGCTGAAACCTATGGCATTTATGATTATAGGCAGCTACCTGCTCAACAGGTAGCTGTCTTTGCTTTTGGTTTAAAAGAGGACTCTCGGATCAAGATGGCTTTGAGTAATCAGAAGGTGCCTTTTGAGACTTTGTTGATGGCTAGTACGCTGGATAGACTGTCAACGCTCGTCTGGTTTAAGACCAAAGATGGTCAAAAGGGTGCTAACAGGCCAACCATGATAGCTCAGAAGCTGGTTGGAGAAGAGAAAGAAAGGGATGAGATGGTCTTTAGTTCTGGTGAGGAATTTGAAGCGTATCGTCAACGAATTTTAGCCGAGGTAGGAGGTGAGAAGTAATGGCTACAGAAATCGCACAAGCGTATGTGCAGTTGATTCCGTCTGCGAGAGGAATAACTGGGAAAATCCAAGATATTCTAAATCCAGAGGCGTCGGCTGCTGGGCAAAGTGCTGGCCAATCGCTAGGAGCTAGCTTGGTCAGCGTGGCGACAAAAGCGATAGCAGCAGCTGGAATTGGTAAGGCCTTTTCAGCGGCTATTCATGAGGGGGCAGCCCTCCAGCAATCTTTGGGAGGGGTTGAGACTCTTTTCAAGGGTAGTGCTGATACTGTCAAGAAATATGCGGCTGAAGCCTATAAGACAACAGGTCTGTCAGCCAATGCGTACATGGAAAATGTAACAGGCTTCTCCGCAAGCCTCTTACAATCGCTAGGAGGCGATACAGCGAAGGCTGCTGATGTGGCCAACATGGCCATGGTGGACATGTCCGACAATGCCAATAAAATGGGTACGGATATGGGGCGAATCCAAGATGCTTATCAAGGGTTTGCTAAGCAGAACTACACCATGCTTGATAACCTCAAGCTTGGCTACGGTGGTACTAAATCCGAAATGGAAAGGCTCTTGGCTGACGCTGAGAAGCTGACTGGTGTCAAATACGACATCAACAACCTATCTGATGTTTACAATGCCATCCATGCTATCCAGGAAAATCTGGATATCACAGGTACGACTGCCAAAGAGGCCGCATCAACCTTTAGTGGTTCCTTTTCTGCCATGAAAGCAGCGGCGCAGAATGTGCTTGGGCAGTTGGCCTTGGGACAGAATATTTTGCCAGCGTTACATGCTTTACTAGATACTACCAAAACATTTCTATTTGATAATTTCATTCCAATGATTGGAAATGTGTTTTCTGGTCTTGGATTGCTATTAACAGAAGGGATTAGCAAGATAGCTTCTGAGTTATTTGGAGATGCTTTTGGAAGTGCTGTGTATGATCAATTATCAAGGGTCACAGGAATTTTCCAGACTTTCTTTGACATGATTTTTGGCTCCTTAAACAAACAGGATAACATCGATATTCTGAAGGTGCTAGGTTTTAGTGACGATGCGGCAAAACAAATTGTCAACATAGCAGATAATATCCGTGTCACTTTTGAGAATGTCGGGGCGACTATTGGCAATATCGCTGGGATTGTTGGTAGTTTCATTGGAGAGCTATTAGGAGTAAGAGATGGTAAGCAAGAAGTCAATTTGCTTGGCACTGCATTTGAAATTCTGACAGGATTTATAAAAGAGGTATCATCAATACTAAAAGATGTAACTAAGTTTTTTAAGGATAATCAGCTAGCAGCAGATTTACTTAAGACTTCTGTAGTTGCTTTAGGAGTTGGACTTCCAGTGGCTAAAATTGCTACATTTGTGCAAGGCTTAGGTGGCATACCTGGTATTTTGGCAATTGCAAAAACAGCTATTTCAGGTTTTGCTACATCAGCGATAGCTGCTATTTCTTCAATCCCTCTTATTGGGTGGATTGCTGCTGCAATCGCAGCTTTAACTTGGTTTTTCACTCAAACCGAAACTGGCCGTCAGATTTGGGCTGCTTTTGTTGATTGGATAAAGGTAGCTTGGCAGGGAATAGCTGAGTTCTTTAGTGGGTTATGGTCTGGCATCTCTGAAGGTGCAAACAACCTGTGGACTGGAGTGTCTGAGGCTTGGAGCTCGGCTGTTGAGAATGTCAAGAATTTGTGGAATGGGATTGTTGTATTTTTCGATGCTTTGTGGCTGACAATACAAACAGCTGCTTCGATTGCTTGGACCCAATTTACTACGACGATCATGTCTATCGTCCAGCCTTTTATTGATGGATTTTTGAATTTGTGGAATGGTGTCTCAAATGGAATTTCTCAGATTTTTGAAGGCCTAAAGATGATCTTTCAGGGAGCTTGGGAGTTTATCAAATCTATCTTCTTAGGTGCAATCTTGGTCATCCTTGACTTAGTGACTGGGAATTTCACCCAGCTAGGTGCTGACCTAGCTCTGATTTGGGAGGGGATAAAAAATGGTGTTTCTCTGGTTTGGGAGGGTATTAAGGCCATTTTCATGGGCTTGGTTGATGCCATTGTAGGTTTCGGGAAAGCTGCATTTGAAAACTTTTCAGCTGCTTTATCTGCGATTTGGGAGTTTATCAAGTCGGCTGCTTCAGCGGCTTGGGAATGGGTCAAATCCACTGTAACAAACTTGATAACAGGTCTTGTACAGGGTGCACAGAATATCTGGAACGGCTTTATGAACTTCCTGTCTGGTCTGTGGGAGAGCATCAAGTCAACGGCTGTGAATGGCTGGAATGCCCTGAAATCGGGGGTTATTTCTATCATCAACGGTCTGATCCAAGGCGCTCAGAATGCCTGGAATACCTTACAACAGGGTGTGACCAATGTGGTCAACAGTGTCACCAATATCTTTAAAGGTCTAGCTAATATCAATCTTTGGGATGCTGGTCGGGCTATCCTTGATGGCTTCCTGGGTGGTCTAAAATCTGCTTGGGGTAGTGTGACGGACTTTGTCGGCGGTATCGCAGGCTGGATCCGTGATCACAAGGGACCAATCGAGTATGACCGCAAGCTCTTGATCCCTGCTGGTAATGCAATCATGCAAAGTTTAGACAAAGGTCTACAAGATCGTTTCAAGGATGTGAAGAAAAACGTTGGGGGAATGGCTGATGAGATTTCTGACATTTTTGGAGATGAAATCTTAGCTCCTGATTTAGGAGTTTTGGGAAATCGAGAGGTGCAAGTTGCCTTGACATCTGGTAAATTGCTGGATCAGATACTCGATCCTGATCATAACCGAAACAAGGAATCTGTGCTTCTGGAAACCATCGCTAAGCTAGCTAATCGGCCAGTCATCGTGTCTCAGCAAGTAGATACGAGAGAAGTCTCTCAGATACTAGCTGAGCCAATAGCTGAAGAACAAGAAAAGCGTCAGGCTATCCTGAACGCTGTGAATGGATTGGGGTGGACTTGATTGATAAAAGTACATTTTAACGACGTTGAATTGACAAAATGGATTACTGTTTTAGATGGGTTCACCGCTTTTAACGGTGCAGACCATGACCCGACTTTTCAGGAGTATCCAACGATGAGTGGTGCAGAGTTTGTCAAGACTCGCAAGAAATTGAAGAAGATCTCTGTACCTTTTTATGTGGCATATGATAGTGTGGCTGATTATGACGCTTTACAGGCGGCTCTCAATGTATCTGAACCGAAAAAGCTGACCTTCAGCCATCTGCCTGACCGTGTCTTTTATGCGATTCCTGGCGGGAATCTGAATTTTAAGGAAATCCGTTTTAACGGTAAAGGGACTATCTACTTTAACATTGCAGATGGTCTGAGTCATGCTAAGAATTCGAAGCGCTTTGAATTTACTAAAAATGCTCAGGGAATTTGGGAAGCCATTATCAATAATACAGGTAGTGAGCCTGTGCCGATTGACTACAAAATCAAACTTAAAAAGGAGTCTGGGTTTGTAGCGATCGTTAGCCAATATGGGGCTATTCAATATGGGAAGTTTGAAGAATCAGACTTTGTGCAGGAAAAGAAAAACGTTACTCTAGCTAGTAATCAGGGTGGAGACTTTGCTAACTGGCAAAATGGCACGGTATTTTACGAGAATCAAGGGAAGAAAGCTGTCACAACGATGTCAGCCGATCCGGCATTTAATGGACGGTTAGGGATTTTACCTAACGGCTTTAATAATACAGGGAACAATCCCTTTTTCGGTGCTATTAAGGAACTCAACTTATCTGTAGGAGCTACAGAATGGTACATCTGGGCTCGGGCTTGGTTTGAAACTGGGCTAATGGGGCAGACAGGCGCTTGGTGCTTGACTGTTGTGGACAATGCCAATCGGCTTATCGCCGGGATGGCTATTGAGAAACATGACCGAGTTGGGAATCGGGCTAGTGTTTATTTTTTGCTTGGTGATGGCAAGGGAGGAAGTCATATCAAACATAAGATTGACTTTACTCCTAGCTTTTGGGTAACTGACAACCCGTACGGAACTGAAGCTAGAAATCAAAATAGGAATATGTTTGACTTGCGAAAAGAGGGTGATAAGGTCACTTTCTTTTGGTATGGTCAGTATTTCTCTTATTTTGAATCAGGGATTAAGAATGTAGAAGCTAGCAAGGTGCAGTTTTTCTGTGGGCAGATAAATGGCAGAAACACGAATGACCAAATCGTCACACATCAGTATTTGAATGATTTTTCATTTTTTAAGCTGAATGTGCCTTTTTGGCGTGATGTGCCAAATCGCTATCCTGCTGGTTCGGAGTTATTCATCGATGCTAGCGGAGAGGTCAATCCGGATGAACCAGGTAGGCTCTATGTGAATGGCTTGCTAGCTCCTGATGATGAGATTTTAGGGACACAATTTTTTCTAGCGCCACCTGGAGAGACGAAAGTACAGCTATTAGTTTCTAGCTTCTCTGAGGTCGCTAGTGCTTATGCTGAGATTGAGGAGGCTTGGACGTAGTGAAAAACAACGTAAGAATTGCTATTAGAGACTCAACTGACACGCATGTTATCGGTTTTTTTGATAATCAAAATGGGATCAAGTACCATGCAGCCGATCTGACTAGATTTTTGAAAGGGTCATGTAGCTACTTGGTCATCAAATACCGCTCAAAAGACATCACTAAAGTTAAAAGCGGTTGTCGTTTGGCATTTAGGTATAAGGGGAAGGACTACTGGATGACCGTCAAGTCTGTCAAGAAGACAGGCTATCAGATGGAAATTACAGCACACTCTTTGAGTCTAGAAGCCAACGAGGAGAAGCGGGGAGCCTACAAGGCTGTCAAAGCAATGAGCATTAGGGAGTATGTGGATACTTTTGACCTTGAGCACTCGCTGGAAATCGGCATCAATGAGGTTGCTGACAAGACCATCAAGCTAGAATGGTCAGGTACTGACACGGTGCTAGCTCGGCTCTACTCTATCGCTAATAGTTTTGGGGCTGAGCTTGAGTTTGTGACAGAACTAAATAGCGACTACTCGCTGAAACGCCATGTCCTCAATATCTACCGAGCTGGAAATCTCGGCAAGGTCAAGACTGGACTTCCTATTCGAGTAGGAAAGGACTTGAAAGTCATTAACTACTCAGATGATATCAATGACATTAAGACGGCTATCAGAGGGAGTGGTAAAGACGGATTGACCATCGCTGGTCTTGATAAGAAAATCTATGATGAAAAGGGGAAACTCCTCTTTTATAGTCAAGGAAATACTATCTATGCTCCACAATCTCGCGACCAATTTCCTTCTGTCACCAAAAAGACAGATGATGGCTGGATCGTGCTGGAAAACGGAGAGACAGAGCATGACTCGAAAGAGTCTCTGTTTGGTTATCTGTTGGCAGAGTTGAAAAAGCGCTGTGTCCCTAAAATTGCTTATAGCACAGAGGGAAAAGTAAATGGTGAGATTGGCGACACATTGACCCTGATAGACTCAGAACATTATGATCCTCCCCTCTATGTCCAAGCCCGCATTAGTGAGCAGACAGAGTCCTTATTGGGTGCTAATACAGACAAAACGACTCTAACAAACTTTGAACGAAAGTCTAGCCAAATAGCTAGTGAACTGCTGAAACGAGTAGAGGAGCTGGCTGAAGAGGCAACTCCCTACGTTGTCAATCTCGCTACTGATAATGGCCATATCTTTAAAAATAACCAGGGGGAATCCACAGTCTTCCCAACGCTTAAAAAGGGCAATAAGGCTGTGGAATGTACCTGGAAGTGGCTAATTGACAACGAGGATTTTGGACAAGCTCCAAGCCACAAGGTCACAGCAGTAGGGATGAGGGAATCACTCACCTTGACGGCTATAGCCTTGGTGAAAGGTCAGGAAGTAGCTAGAGAGCAGCTGACCTTTACTAATGTCAATGATGGTCAGAATGGAGCAAAGGGAGACCCAGGACCACAAGGACCAAAAGGTTCCACCGGAGCAACTGGAGCTAAAGGCGACAAAGGAGAGACTGGAGATAGAGGCCCTCAAGGCGAACGTGGCCCGCAGGGAGCTGTAGGACCACAAGGGCCAAAAGGAGAGCGAGGAGCCCCAGCTGATACCGCAGAATTGAAAAAAGCTGTAACAGCAGCTCAATCTCAATTGGCAGATGTCAAAAACAATCTGGATGGTGTTAGGGCGAACTTGACGCAAGCTCAGAGCCAGTTGAATAGCAATATCAGTCAAATCCGTTCGGATGTAGGTGCCATCCGCACCAAGCAGTCTCAAGCTGAGTCTGAGATAGCTAAGCAAGTCGCAGCACTCAATACGACCAAAACCGAGCTTGCGGGCGTCAAATCAGCTCAAGCAACGTTTGAGCAGACGACGACGCGCAGGCTGGCGGAGCTGACGAATCTGGCAGATGGCAAAGCCAGCAAGTCAGAATTGGTGCAGACATCTCAGGAGCTGAGTAGCAAGATTGTGAGTGTGTCGGTTGGGGGTACCAATTTATTATCATATATTAATTTTAACGCTGGAGGCTACTACCAAAATAGTCTCAAGCGAGATAATAATTATACGTACTCAAATCTCATCGAGATTAAAAGCACAGATTATATTTTGCAAGTTTGGGAGCTGGAAGCCAACGCTAAAAAAACTTGGGCAGGTTTGCAGTTTTTTGACGAGCAGCAAAATCCTCTTGCAAATGGCTACTCAACGTTTTGGTTTAATGGCTACTTAAAAAAGAACCTCAAACCGCCTCAAAACGCTAGATATTTAGCTATCTCTTTTGAGAATTTGATTTTAGAAAAGACTAAAGCTAAGTTTAAACTAGAGACTGGGACTTTAGCGACCGACTGGTCACCAGCTCCCGAAGACCAAGATGAGCGTGTCTCAGCCGTTGAGTCCACCTTTAAGCAACGAGCCGACTCGCTTGAGGCTGGTGTAGCGCGCTTAACAGAAGGGCTCAATACCAAGGCTGATAGTAGCGCTTTGACCTTGCTCTCTGACAGGATATCGGCCTCAGTCAAGAGCCTAGAGACCGACACGCAGAACAAGCTGAACTCAAAATTGAGCACAGCTGAGTTTGAGGTGCGAGCGTCTGGCATTAGACAAGAGATTGTCAATGCCACAAAAGACAAAGCCGAAAAGGCCTTGGTAATGGCTGAGGCTGGGAAGCTGAGGGAAGAGTTGGCGAGCTTGTCGGTTGGTGGGCGTAATCTGTTGAAGGGCTCAAAAGGTCCGTTTAAGCCGAACAGAAGCCCTGCGAACTTTGATAATAACACTCTATACTCGCAAGAAACATCTATACACCTCGTCCAAAATGAGAAATATAGAATTTCGGCGAAAACTGATGGAATTTTTGATTCTCAGCACAATGGCTCAAAAGAGTCAGATAATGTGGTCTTGTGGCTGATGGATAAAGCTGTAACTAATTATCAAATCGTGTCAGATGCAAAAACTGGCACAACTGGCACAGAGTTTGTCTGGACTCGTCCGACAGGCATCTATCATCTGCGAGTCAATACCTATCGCAAAGATCCTCAAAAACTGAAAAGCGCTTGGAAAGTCAAAGTAGAGCAAGGCTCATTTAAGACCGACTGGTCACCAGCTCCTGAAGATGCTGAGGACCTCATCACAGAGGCTAAGGCTACCTTCGAACGCACAGCTCAGGGCTTGCGGACAGACCTAACAGCTGTCCAAGCCTACATTAGCGCAGACGACACACGAGCCGAAGCTCTCCGCACCTACTCCCGCGAAGAAACAGCACGTCAGCTGATTGCCGAGCGCAAGCTCATTGAGTCTGGCTATGTGGCCCAAGCCCAGCACACGGAAGATGTGCGAGGGCTGACGAGACGGTTTGAGGAGCTGAAGACCAGCTCTGAGACTAAGTTGGCCGAGTATCGTCAGACAGTTGAGGGGCAACTGGCCAGTGTGCAAGCTGCCCTTAATACAGCCAATGGATCCTTAACCAGTTTTAACAACTGGAAGCAGTCAGCGCAAGAGACCTTAAACAAAGTCGGCAAGGTCGAGACGGGCCTTACCGAGACTAAGACCAGTTTGGCTGAGTTTAAGCGCACGGCTGAAGGTCAGCTGACTACGATTACTCAGCAAGTCTCTGGTAAAGTCTCTCAAACAGAGCTAAATCAGCGAGCTAATCAAATCACGCAAGCTGTGCAAGAGCTTAGTAACTCAGTCCTCAGAAAGAGCCAAGTCAAAATCAACGAGGGCGGTATCATCTCTAGCGTAGAGAAGACCGTCAACGGCCAAACTTTGGCTAGCATGATTGCTCAGCGCTCAGAAAACGTTGAGATTATCGCTCGTTTGTTGAAAGTCAAAGGCGACATGATTGTTAACGGCTCCATCACAGCTGATAAACTGAATATTGTGGGCGAGCTATCGGCTTTGAGCGGTAAGCTTGGTAGAGTGACATCTGGAGAAATCATCAACGAGTACGAAACGCCTTATACTAGAGGTGAAATCAGAATCGCTGACAACATCCAGATTACGAACCACAACAAGTCAGGACCTCGCTCGAATTTGGGCAAGGAAGAAATCAAGATGCTGCCAAACGGCATTTTGATGAACGCTTATGACACCAATGAGAAGCCAATCCATACAATGCAAGTGTCGCCTGACGTCATCTCGTATCAACGCCTTAACTACTCGCTGAAAGGTGGGGGTACGGGGTCGTGGGATTTGGCGTATTCAAACGGATATTCCGCTCTCAACATCGATACAGTAAACCAAAAAATTAGGTTACAGGCCGAGTCTAGTCTAATGTGGGGTGTCAATGCTACGTTTTTGCGAATCGGGAATTTAGTGACGGTGTCTGTGACACGGATTATCTGCAACATCAACGAAATCATAGAAAATGGTAAAGCAGTTGAACGGATACCAGCCGGATTTCGGCCTATTTCACAAACTCATTTGACCCTGACCGGTAATTTTAACACGACTATTGACGCTACCTGCATTGTCCATTTGGAAACCGACGGAAGTATTCGTTATACCAACAACAAGAAAGGCAATCGAGTTTGGACGGGGACTGTCAGCTATACAACTGTTGACGAGTTTCCACTTGCCGGAGACGTGCCAAAAGGCAAAATCATATAGAGAGGTATCTATGGATAGTAAATTTTACAATCTTATGCTAGCTGGATATAAGGAACGGCTAGATAACTCGACTTTGGGAGAAATCGAACTAAAGGCTCGATTGATCCTGGAGCAAGAAAAAAACGATGAACTTCAAGCACGAGTAACAGAGCTGGAAGCTCTGCTTGAAGAACAAACGAAACCAGCTAAAGAAGGAGAATAACTATGACATTAGAACTTATCAAGACTACGAAAATTGTAGGCCGTATTAAAATCGACGATACGGTCGTCAAGACAATGACAGCGGATATTGACGACAAAGGTGTAACAACACCTAGCGACTGGGTCGATAATGCTGAGATTTACGCTGCCAACCGTCGCGAAGTGCGGAAACAAGAACAGGCATTCCAAGACGCGGTCTATGCTGCTGAAGATGCGATTATCGCTGAGCTGGAAGCTCGGTCTAAAGAAAAGAAAGGGTGATGAATGCAGGAACCAGATGGAATTTGGGCAATCATAGAAGTCGTTAAAGACTTTTATGAGACAGGGATTGATGACCATTTCTTTGTGTTTATCTTGTTTGTTTTGGTGATAGCTGATGTGATTACTGGCTTTTGTAAGGCTTGGGCGCTGAAAAACTTTTCGAGTCGCAAGGCACGGACAGGCATTGTGACCCATTCGGCTATCTTCATCATCACAGCGATTGGCTACCCGTTTTTTCTTTTCGCTAATGCTGGGGCGTTAGCGGATATGATCATAACGGCATTGTGCGCCAGCTATGGTGCTAGCTTGGTAACCAATTTAGACATTTTAGGTCTTAAAATCCCTT